GGCAGATGAAAGAAAGAACGCTTTCTTTGTTCCCCTAGGTCTCAAGCACGAAATGGTGACAGCAGGTATTGTGAAAACTGCCTCCAAAATACGAGAACCCGAAGAAGTATATACCGCCACGTCTACGGGTGTTCTTACAAGAGCTTTACAAATTGCTTGGCCAAATGCTAAGTTTACTTCTGTTTGTGTATCTCGTAATATGAAAGCCGGTGAATTAGGTATTGCAGAAGCCGTATCAGAACCACTAGCATTTACCGCTGCAGAAAAAAAAGAGAACTTACCGCCATTCCCAACAATAGATACTTACGATGGTAAAGTATGGAAATATATTCCTAAAGATACAAATCGTGATATTTTATTTTGGAATGTAGGCAAAGAACCGGTATTGCAAAATGCTAATCTATATGAAACTGTAGATTCTTACAGGGATTGGGAAAAGAATGTGGCTTAATGAAGAAGCGTTAGATGTGCTAGTCAACTATTATTATCCTAAAGCAAAATGGTTACAAATAAATTGCAACTGGGGAGCTATTCCATACACAGGCAAAATAGCTACAAAGGAAATTAACGATCCATTAATGCAAGAGATTGATATCTACGACTGTTATACTCGTAATGCAGCGGGATTCTCAAATGTATTACAAGATCTAAAGTACAGAAGCAGAACACCAAAAAGACATCATCAATTAAAGAATAGTTCACTTGGTAAGAAGCATGTAGAGCTTGTTGATAGTTATATTACTGAAAAGTGGGATCTAAAGACTTGGTTATTTGTCTACTTAGCACATAGAGCTACAGGTTCTGGTGCATCATTTACGAGAGATCACGGATATAGAAACAACTGTGTCCATAAATGGGGAGTTATGGAATCAATCGATGAGATGATTGCAGACCTAAAATATCGTAAAGCAAATAAGATTCCTACATTTACTTCTATTGGTAACCAACCTCCATCTCCTCGTAAGGGTGTAAGTGTTATAGATTATCTTACGGATGAGTTACCGTCACTACTTGATAAGCTTATTGATTGGTTACATTCTGGTGAAAAGAAAACACACAAGCAAGTTGTAGATTATCTCAATGAATATAACTTAGAACAGGGACATAAAAGATTTAACTTTGTCTATGCCGCATTTTCATATGATTTAGGTGATTACCATAAAGATCTTGTGGATGATATGAGTCATGGTTACTTTGGCAACAATGCTGTTCGTTGTATGAAAATATTATCTAAAGGTTATACAACAGATCAATTTATGGATTTATTGTGTGAACGTATGGGTGGAGCACCCCGTGATAATGAAGACGTTATGTGCGACTTTGTAAGATTTGGACAAAACTATGTTCCTCGTAGCGACGATACGTTTGACCACATTCCATCTACGCTTTCTAACAATTCTGGTTGGCATTCAGGTTGGGAACAAAGACAAGGAAAACCTCCTGAAAAAGGTGTACAACTTGATGAATTTATGTTATAATAATTTTATTATTAATTTAGGAGACGCACATGTCTATTATGGACAAACTTAAAAAGAACTCTAAACTTAAAAACACGGAGATTCTTTCTGAGTCTAAGTTCTTCAATGAGAAGGATATGACTCCTACACCTGTACCTATGGTCAACGTAGCATTGTCAGGTTCTATTGATGGAGGCTTGGCACCAGGCTTAACCGTACTTGCTGGTCCATCAAAACATTTTAAAACATCTTTTGCATTACTTATGGCTGCAGCATATATGGATCAGCATAAAGATGCTGTTATGCTGTTTTATGATTCTGAGTTTGGTTCACCTCAATCTTACTTTGAGCAGTTTGGCGTTGATACATCACGTGTTCTTCATACACCTATTACAAATGTAGAAGAGCTTAAGTTTGATATGATGGGTCAGCTTGAAGGGCTTGATCGTGAAGATAAAGTCATTATCGTAATCGACTCTATTGGCAACCTTGCATCTAAGAAAGAAATGGAAGATGCACTTAATGAAAAGTCTGTAGCAGATATGTCAAGGGCTAAGGCTCTTAAAGGCCTGTTCCGTATGGCAACACCGTATCTTGCTATGAAGAATATTCCTATGCTAGCCGTTAACCATACCTATATGGAGATTGGTCTATTCCCCAAAGCGGTTGTTGGTGGTGGTACAGGCATTTACTATTCAGCTGATAACATTTGGATTCTTGGCCGTCAGCAGGATAAAAAGGGTACTGAAATTCAGGGTTATCACTTTGTCATTAATGTGGAGAAATCACGCTATGTTAAAGAAAAATCGAAAATTCCTATTACTGTCAGCTGGGATGGTGGCGTTCGTAGCTACAGCGGCTTGCTTGATGTTGCTCTCGCAGGCAATTATGTCACTAAACCATCGAACGGTTGGTATGCACGAGTCGATAGAGAAACTGGAGAAGTTGGTGGAAAAGTTAGATACGATCAAACATTAGAAAAAGAATTCTGGGATCCTATCTTTGCTGAAACAGACTTTAAGGAGTTTGTCAAAAAACAATACAGTATTGGTTATAAAGATCAAGTATCAATGGATGAGATTGTAGAGGAAAATTATGGTTAAAATACCAAACATGCTTGTAGAGAATGAAGACTATGAACTGGTTCCAGGTGATCAAGAGCATTGGCATATTCGTATTAAGCAAGGCGAATACATAGAATCTGTTATTAGCTTTGGTGCTATTAAAGTAAATGAAAAATCTATGGAACTAAATTTCGACTTTACTTTGCACTATAGTCCTGATGATGATTTATCAACAGATGATAACGATTTCCAACGCTACGCAGGTAAAATACTTGAAAGCGTTTTAATGGGTAATTTAGAAAAAGCAGAAAATAAATGAAAATACTAATTATGGGATTGCCTGGTGCTGGTAAAACTCACCTTGCAAAACGATTACAGATTCATCTAAACTGTGCATGGTATAATGCAGATAAAGTAAGAGAAATGGCAAATGACTGGGACTTTACTGATATAGGTCGCAGGCGCCAGGCTGAACGTATGAATACTATAGCTTCATTTGAAGGTTCACGGGCTCGTACTGTTATTTGCGATTTTGTCTGTCCTACAGGTGAAACTCGTAAAGAGTTTGATGCTGACATTACAATTTGGATGGATACTATAGAAGAAGGTCGATTTGATAATACAAATAAGATCTTTGAGGCTCCTACAGATGTGGATCATCAAATTAAAGGATTTATGTCAGATGATGAAATTCTAAACTTTGCAAATATATTAAAGGCAAAATACAATGTTTGATTATAAAAAACCTACAACACAAATGCTAGGACGTTGGCAGCCATGGCATCCAGGCCACACTGCACTCTTTAAAAAGGCTTTAGCTGAAACTGGCCAGGTTGCTATTATGGTCCGGGCCGTTGGCGGTATTGTCGGCGAAGACGTTGGCGCTGGTCGTACTGCAACTCAAGACGATAATCCTTTTGATAATGTAACAGTAATGAATAATATTGTTGAAGAATTGACAAATGAAGGGTTTACTTTAAATGAAGAATATATTATAATGAGAGTACCAAACATCGTAGATATTTCTTACGGTCGCGGTGTTGGTTATACATTTACACAGCATGATCTCGGTGAAGAAATCCATGACATTTCAGCTACAAAGATTCGTGCTGCCATGAGAAATGAAGGAAAATTATAAATTATGAGTAACGTCGAACAAGTCATTCTTCGTAACGTATTAACTAATGAATCTTACATGCGTAAGGTTTTACCATTTATTAAACCAGAATACTTTCAAGGCGTGTACAATCAATTATTCAAAGAGGCAGGTAAGTTCGTTGCTAAGTATAACAAACTGCCAAACTTAGATGCCTTTAAGATTGAAATTGATAATAGTGATAAGTTTAATGACGATCAGTATCTTGCAGCTATGGAAATACTGCCTAACATCTTTGTCAAAGAAACAGCTGATGAACAATGGTTAGAAGATACTACTGAGAAGTGGTGCCAAGATCGTGCCATCCATAATGCTATTATGGAATCTATTTCTATTATTGATGGTAAGCATAAGAACCTTACTAAAAATGCTTTACCTGATCTATTGTCAAAGGCACTAGCAGTATCGTTTGATACTAATATCGGTCACGACTATATTGAAAATGTCAATGAACGCTTTCAGTTCTATCATGAAGACGAAGAACGCATTCCGTTTGACCTTGAGTATTTTAATAAGATTACTAAAGGTGGTTTGCCTAATAAAACACTGAACATTGCTCTTGCAGGTACTGGTGTGGGTAAGTCATTGTTTATGTGCCATTGTGCTGGTAACGTACTGGTTCAAGGTAGGAATGTTTTGTACATTACAATGGAAATGGCAGAAGAACGTATTGCTGAAAGAATTGATGCTAACTTGCTGGATATTCCTCTTGACCAGCTGCAACACATCACACAAGACTCTCTGGTTAAGAAAGTTGGCACTCTTGCAGCAAAAACTAACGGTAAACTTATTATTAAAGAATATCCTACAGGCTCAGCTCATACAGGACATTTCCGTGCTCTATTGAATGAACTGAAGTTAAAGAAAAACTTTGTGCCTGATATGATCTTTATTGATTATCTTAATATCTGTGCATCGAGTAGAATGAAAGGAATGGGAGGATCGATCAATTCATACACTTACATTAAAGCAATTGCTGAGGAACTACGTGGACTGGCCGTGGAATTTGACGTACCGATCTTCTCTGCAACGCAGACGACTCGTAGTGGTTATTCTAGCTCGGATCCTGGGCTTGAAGATACGTCCGAGTCTTTTGGACTACCCGCTACCGCCGATCTTATGTTCGCCTTAGTTTCAAGTGAAGAGCTTGAAGCACTAGGTCAGATCATGGTCAAACAACTTAAGAACCGTTATAATGATCCAGGATCCAATAAACGCTTTGCGGTGGGTATAGATAAATCTAGAATGAAACTATATGACATTGATGATGCAAGAGACAATTTAATGGATGATACTCCTGTTTTTGATAAATCTCAGGCCAATGAAAGATTCAAGGATTTTAAAATCTAATGGAAGAACATGATAATGAAGAATTTCAAGAAGTCTATAATGAGTATATTGAACTTACAAATGACTTGCTCGAAGATTTTGATGTGTTAATGGTTGCAGCAGTTATGTCAACAATAGGATTGAGCTTATATAAAACAGCTTTATCAGAAGAAGATTATAATAAGGTTGTGGACGCTATGTACGATTTAAAGAATGATATTACAACAATTGAAAAAGGATATTTGCACTAATGGCAAAAGGTAATAAGAAAACTGCAATTGGAAATGGGAATGTTAAAACATCATCCATGAATAAAAGTAAACGTAGTAGCTATAAAAAATATCGAGGTCAAGGTAAATAATGCATGCAAAGCTCATATCCTATAGTCAACCTTCAGGTCGAATCCACAGTGGCGAACTTGCACCGACGGGGCTTGACAACATCCAAGACCTCATCGCGTATGCCGCCCGTGTCTCCAATCCATCGAACCAAGCTAACACCAAAACAACAGCAAAACTACTTGACTATCTCATCAAGCACAAACACTGGTCACCATTCGAAATGGCATCAGCCTGTATTGAAATCGAAACAACCCGAGATATTGCAAGACAGCTATTACGTCACAGATCGTTTTCATTTCAAGAGTTTTCTCAGCGGTATGCTAATATCAATGATCTTGATGGTGATTTTGTCATAAGAGAAGCTCGGCTTCAGGACGAAACTAATCGGCAGAATAGTGTTGAAACATCTGACGCGGATCTTGAAGTTTGGTGGGATGCTCAACAAAAGTTTGTGATTGATCAAGTGAAAAGGATTTATAATGAAGCAATCGATAAAGGCATTGCCAAAGAACAAGCCCGAGTCATTCTCCCTGAAGGCAATACTGTCTCAAGACTATACGTCAATGGGACTATTCGAAGTTGGATTCATTACATCGAGCTACGTTCAGCCAATGGAACGCAAAGGGAACATATGGACTTGGCTCGAGCAGTGGCAGAAGCCATAGGAAAGATATATCCAAAAGTAACAGAATT